ACACTAACGTCAATTCACAGACGTATTATTCTATGTATGCCATGGTTATAACAAAAGTATATATGGTTGGTAGCACTACCAGATCTTTTGTTTCAATACCAAGATGGAAACTCTTCGGCACCCCCGGTCCCACGACCCTGGACAAGGGTTCGTTGTCGTTGACCAGGTCCCTCGATGTGCCCCGCATTTCGCGGTACGACGTGGATACGGAAACCCCGAGATACGAGAAGTTGTTGATTGATTTAGATACCACCGTAGGGGGTACAGGAAGAGGGGCCATAGACATATCCGGACGGGGAAATCATCTCAAACCCGTTAACGGTGAGTCATTCTACTCAGTAGCGGATAAGGCATATAGTTTTAGTGGTGGTACCGGTGTTAAATATGAAGGACCCGCGACTGGGTACCTGGGTGGGACAAATCCTTTCAGTATTTCGTTATGGTTTAACTCCACGGATTCGGGTAGAAGTTTACAAACTGTAGTCGGTCTTGGAAATTGGTCGGTGTCTCCCAGTAACACCCTGACTGGGATACGAATACAAAGTGATGGTAAAGTGGGTGTTTTACATTACAATAATGATATTATAACCACAAACTCTAGTCTTTTCGAATTTAATTCATGGAACCATGTTGTGTATGTATTTAATGGTTCCACAGCAGTCGCCGAACAAAAACTCTATATAAATGGGGTCAATGTAGAAGTAACAGGAAGTTTTCATACCGGGGATTCACTTTTAACACCAGCGAATGCTAACTTTTCACTTGGAACTTGGGCAGTGGATAATGACAATATGTTCAAGGGGTTCATATCCCAACCAAAACTCTACAACGTCACCCTCGAACCCTCGGAGGTCAAGAAACTCTACAACTTGGGCCGAACCGGGCGGTCCATGGTCATCAGTGACACAGCCGTCGGGATCGGGAAAGTCCCTGAAGCTCAGTTGGACGTGAGGGGGACGGCGAAGTTTGCCAGTGTTACAAATTTCCATACAGGAAAACTCGTCGGAACCAATGCGGGTATTCTTAGTGCCTTGGAAGTTGGTGGGTATGAGGAAGGGAATTGGACACCGGAATTTGACTTTGTTACGGTGACTATGGGAAACTCTTATGGTAAATATGTGAGACTTGGTTCTCTTGTTTATGTTACATTTGATATGTCCTATTCATTATTAAATACGAGTGATACAAGTGGTGTACACATCTCTGGTCTACCATTCCCACAATTGAATGGGTTAAACGATGGTAACCAACCAGCTCTTCTGTCTATACATACAGAAAAAACGACCATGTTTTCTTTAGCTGCAGGTGGAGGACGTTATGGTGCAGGAACGATATTAATAACACGTGACGATCATGGTGGTAGTGGTTATATAGCTTACAATAGTTGTGCCGCGAGTGGAAGACTTATTGGGTGTGCTATGTTTATGATAGTATAAAATTACTGACCACTTACAAACTGAAAAGACCTTATCAACCACCAATTTGATAAGATCCGTATCTAAGCGGTAAAGTCTTTCAGACTTTCGCCCCACTTAAAAATAAAGTCTCCATATAATATAAAATGTCTGGTGGTATTGCCCAACTTGTCGCTGTCGGTGCTCAGGATGCCCACCTCGTCGGTGATCCCGAGGTGAGCTTCTTCCGTTCCACCTACCGTCGCCACACGAACTTTTCCCAAACTGTCGAGCGTCAGGTCATTCAGGGTGCTCTCTCCCAGGGTGGTATGTCCACCGTTCGCTTCGAGCGTAAGGGTGATCTCCTTGGCTACACCTACTTCACCTCGATCAACAACGCCTCCAACGCCTGCGAGGCCCTCGACTGGTCGACCATGATCGACAAGGTTGAGCTCCTCGTCGGTGGCCAGGTCATCGATGACCAGGATGCCTTCTTCACCAACAACATCGCCCCCAACCTCTTCGCGACCGGTCTCGCCAAGTCCGTCGCGGGTGAGCTCTATGATGGCTCCACCGCCGCCAAGTTCTACCCTCTCCGCTTCTCCTTCTGTGAGAACTGGCAGTCGGCCCTTCCCCTCGTGGCTCTCCAGTACCACGATGTCGAACTCCGGATCCGGTGGAAGTCCCACGCCAACGTCGACAGCTCGGTCCGCCGCGTCGAGTGCCACGCCAACTACATCTACCTAGACACCGATGAGCGTGAGCTTCTTGCCCGTGATCCTCGTGCGATCCTGATTACCCAGGTCCAAAAGTCCCTGGCGTCCCTCGGTCGTACTCAGGAATTGAACTTCAACCACCCCGTGAAGTTCCTCGCCGCGAGCAACGTCGCTGCTGACAGTGTCAACACGGCGGCCAACCGTGTCAAGCTCCAGATCAACGGTACCGATGTGACCGACTTCAAGTTCATCGATCCCCACTACACGTCGGCGACGTCCTACTACCATTCCCCCAACGCTAAGGCGGATCCTTCGCTGTACACCTTCCCCTTCTGCCTGGACACGTCCAAGCTCCAGCCCACGGGGTCCCTCAACTTCTCCCGCCTTGATTCGGCTCGCATTGTCAGTGAGACGACGAGCTTCAAGGATACCATTTACGCGGTCAATTATAACATTCTCCGTGTCGAAAATGGTATGGGTGGTTTGATGTACTCTAACTAATTGTCCGTACCGTAACATAATATTTACTACTAGTAAAATGAACTTCTGGTTGATTGTCTTTTTACTAGGAGCCGTTTTCGTACTCACGTACGATCCCAAGTCCAGGACACTCGAAAAAATCGTAGAGGTCCAGCCCAAACAAGAACAATGTGAAGCTGAACGTTTCCAACGCCTTCAGTTTATCGGTGGTGATGATGCCTGTACCCAGAAGGGCAAAACAAACATGGGTGCAATTATTTCTGCTTAAAAGAAATACACATCTATTACACATAAGATGTTTGCTCTTGACCGTGAAACGATGCTCATTGCCGGTGTCATCATTTGTTTGGGTGTGATGGCCTACATGTTCAATGATATGAAGAAGACGAAGGAGGATGTCTATGCCGTGAAGACCTTTTCGATGAACCTCATGAAGAACCTGACGATCGAACCCGCGGAGCCTCCCGCGGAGAAAAAGCCTGAGACTGAGGAGAAAAAGGAGGAATAAACATATTCGCTTATTATAACTTGCTAAATGAGCAATGAAGAAATACAAAGCGATCGCTATTCCAGTCACATTTGAAGACGATCGACCACGGTTTCTGACCGTACGAGATCGTAGATTTAAGGATTGGATTTTTGTCACGGGGGGATGTCGACGACGGGAAATCTATAATCCATTGAGGTGTGCCCTCAGAGAGCTTGAAGAGGAGACACGGGGTGTTGTCTCATTGAAGAAGGGGGAGTATACAGAGTTTAGTTTTATACACAGGGAGAGTCCGACGGTAGAATTAGTTTATAATGTCTACGTCTTCTTCGTCAACTATAAGCGGACCGATCAACAACAACTGATCAAAAAGTTTAATGACGAAAAGACAAAGACGAATCTAAAAAAAATTAACAAAGAACCCATCAAGAAAACCTACGATGAAAATGATTTCATGAGCTTCGATACTCTCGAAGAGTTTAACACCCGTAAACGTTGGGACCTCATCGTACATAATGTCATACAAAACCCCGAATTCTATTCGTGTGTGACTTCACTTAATAGAAAAACCTTCAGTATAAAATAGAATGAAGTCAAAGACTTACATCTTGAAGCAGATCAGAGATCTTCTTATTGATAACAAAGCATACACTGAACGTCGTGCCGAACAATACGTTGAAGCTGTAAAGGACAAAACAGTCTACGAACTTCTTGTTATTAAAAAGAACTTAAGTGAAGACCAGAAAGAACATGCAGACGTATCGTGTATGCGATCGATCCTATACGATTGTCAACAAGACGATTAAAAGAATACCGCTATACCAGAATAAGGATGTTCAAGAGTTGGTGCTCGAAGAACAAATTCAACAATGCGAAAGCAACGTCACATGTCCTCATGGATGGTGGGGTTCTTTCCATTCCATTCAACAAGCTTGACGAATTCTGTGAACACTACGTGGAAGCCGTGAAGAACAAAGAAAAGATGTATCTGGTGGAGCAGAAGACACCAACCTATAACTTCTTTTTGGACATCGACTACAAAGATGAAGATGCCCTCGAACTCGAACGTGTAGAGAAGATCTGTCGTGTCATCTGTGATAAGGTAAAGACTCTGGGTGGTCGAGACTGTGTCGTGTGTGTCGCCAGACCGAAGAAGACGGATAACAATCTCGTCAAAACCGGTGTACACTTGAAC